CCAGTAGCTCCTGTAATACCAATACCGGTTGGACCTGTGCTACCTGTTAAACCAGTAGCTCCTGTAATACCAATACCAGTCGCACCTGTGATGCCAATACCCGTAGCACCCGTTGCGCCTGTTATGCCAATACCTGTAGGACCGGTAATGCCTTGTGGTCCTGTCGCACCCGTGATACCGATACCTGTAGCGCCGGTACTACCGGTTAAGCCTGTGGCCCCAGTAATACCTATTCCAGTAGCCCCAGTTGCTCCTGTAATACCAATCGAGCCTGTAGCACCTGTTGGGCCTGGTGTTGTTGATACTGGACCGGTAGCGCCGGTTGTACCCACGCCTGTAGCACCTGTCGCACCTTGAGGACCAGCAACAGTAGATGCGGGACCAGTAGCACCCACACCACCTGATGAATAAGGTAAAAGATTCCAAGTAGTAACACCGTTACCTACTTTAAATTTACCGGTATTTGTTTCAACACCCATTTCTCCAGAAGCAAGAATAGGATTAGCAGTAGCCCATTCGGATGCTGTACCTCTTCTTAACTGGATTTGAACTGTCATACTGGACTACCGCTTGTTACTACTGATCCACCGTTGATAGCTGTTACGCTACCGCCATATACTGAGCTCGGTATGCCGCCATCAATGACAGGGCTACCCTGATAGCTTAATTGTTCTTGCACCTTCTGAAACCATTGAATCCAAGCAATGGCCATTTGTCCGTTAGGGTCTACCGGAATGGATCTAAAGGGTGGTTGTTGGAACGACATTATTTTTGCGCCTCTGTCGCATAAGCTGCCGCACTCATCAGAACCACTTTAACTGGATCTGAAATGCGGAACTTGAAAACATAGTTTCTTGATACTCCAAGCCTTCTCCATTCAGCGCGTTTCAAGAACTCACCTTGATCACCAAAGTTAGTCCACATTTCCATGCCCCAAGTAAAACCACCGTCCCTTGAAACTTGCAGCATGATCTGTGGGCTTTGTCCTTGACCACCTGACGTACCTACACCTTGTTCCATATCAAGACGCAATCTGTAAATGTGCAACTTGTTGAAACTGTCACCTTTAAAAAAGTGAGGTGTAATCAATTCACGCACAATCGGAAAGCCGTTATCTGTGTATTGCGTTGGCTCTAATGCGTAAATATTGCCGTTCCGGTAATCCGTGACAATATTTTGATAATTAAACTGAGTGCCTTTGTTGCCGTAGTGCCTTGTATCGTTGTAACTGACCAGTTGGCTCCACATGTTCGATGTAGCATCAAATAACCATGTAACACCGGCGGTTTGGAAGCTGATTTGATAAAATTCATGTCCATTTTGGCGGTATCCAAAGGCTACAGCATCACCAGGGTCTGAATAACTGCTAAACAGATAATCAAGATCAGGAGGTGAAACAACAACAGGCAAGTAGTTTTGAATAGTAACTACTGAGATTCCTCCGCGTCTTGCTCTGGCCAAAAAGTACATGGAGCCATTGACTCTAGCAATTGTCCAAGGTGACACCACGCCAAAATCATTCGGAGAGCCAGAAATACGCAAATAAGGAAAAGGATAAGCACCAACATCTTGCCAATATTCGTAAGAAATTACACCCAAAAGCGCTACGTTACCGTTATCAATGGCAATAGCACTCAAATTATCGGTATAGGCTTCCTTAGAGGCGAAATTTAAAGCGTTCCAAGTAAAAGCGTCATATTGGTTAGATATGTAAAATTGGCGCGTATCGGGCTTATTTACAATGAAATATGAGTCGTTGAAGACAACCGTAGTACCGCCGGGGAAACCTGCATCTGTAATTTGCCTAAAGTTATTAACAACTTTTAAGTTTCCGCTTGTAGATGCGCTTGTGGCGGTGAATTGCCATTCATTAGCGTTGCATACTGTGCCTGTTCCTGGCGTTGGCCCTGTGGCCATGAATATTGTACCAACGGTATTGGTTGCAGCTCCAACCAATGTAAAGTCTGAATTTCCAAGCGTTTCAATTCTGTACGTAGCATTAGCAACCATAGCAGTAGCTACGTAAGTAATCATTTGAACGGTATAGGTACCATCAGCTAATGTTCCGCTTTGAACATCAATTTCAACAGAATCACCTGTGTGTCTATTGGTAGTGTTCTCTGTGACCGTAACAGTGGTTGCCGTTTGCGTATACGCTAATTCAGGTGTTGTTTCTTGGTAAACATAACCATATTCACCATCAACAATCATAATCTGTGAAGCATTGTCAGACATGCTGACGTTGCCGGAATTGGTCAGTAGCTCACCAACCCTTGTTACGGTCCAGTTAGCATCAATTTCATACACATCAGCGCCTGCAACCGCTAACATGAAATCAGAAGGTTGATACCACCAGATGCCTCTAATGGGGTAAATGCCTACATTAGCTTGAAGAGTTAGACCAGGAGTGCCATAAGCGACAAGACGAGACTTATCCGCCTCTGCTTTGACCTCCATATAGATATTTTGACGTTTTTGTGCCGTTACAGCGCGAGACTTGCCTGATATTCCTGGTCCTAAAATCGGCAATTGCATTGTGGCTGGCATATCAGTGATAAAATCCAAATATGAATGAAGATGAATTAAACAAGCTATTTCTCCTGTATCCGGAGGCAACAAAGCAAGAAATAATTGACCATTTTAATCTATTTACTTGTAATACCAAATTGTACGAGGATCAACATCAAGACCAAGAGGTTCAAAATCGTGAGGATCATATCTCATAGGATAATTTTGACTTAATTCTTCTTCAGTTAGATTTTTTCTTCTATCCGCCAATCTAGCTTGAACTTCACCCCAAGTTGTTCTGTATTTTTCAAAGTCAGATAATCCTTGTATTTTTTTGTAAAAATCAGTTAAATCATTGTATTTTTTGTAATCTTCTAAATACGGTTTACGCTTTTTTTCAAGCTGAGAAATATCTTTTTTAAGATCTTCACCACTCAAAGCTTTGTTTAAAGGTGTTCCTCTTATGTAATCTGTTTTAAATCCAACTAACTCATTATGCGCTTCAATAGCTTTATCTTTTAAAGCGGCCGCAGCATTTCTTAACCATTTTTTTTGTTCTGGACCTGATTTTTTAGGCATTGGCCCAAGATTGGCTCTTACATCATCAGAATATTGATAAAAGTCTGACAAATTGTTGATTCGTCTTGGAGTGATGTTTTCCATTAAAGACAACTTGTGCAATCTGGAAATATCTTGAGCAGAATACAAAGGAGCAAGCTTTTCAGAATAAGTTTTCCATTCAGCAAATCCAGGGGCATATTTATTTCTATCTCTGTTTTCTGCTTTTCTAAGCATTTCAGCGGCAACCCCAGTGTTAGATCCGACTGGCAAACCTGCTTTTTCTTGGATGCCATGCTGAAGTTCATGCACCATTGTTCCTTTTCCTTCTGGTGTGGCTCCGTGATAACCTGACATTGTTATGTTGCCAGTTGAAGGCTCATACCATCCTCTGTAATCACCCATTTGATCTTCTGGTTTTAAAGACAAAGTAGATTTTAGGTTAGGCACAAAAGAATTTGGTCTAAATATTTCTGGGGCTGCAGCTTGTAACTCGGGGTGTAAATAGAAATCCTCAATTGGAGCTGTGAAATTTCCTTCTTCTGGCTTAATCTCAAAATGAGATTTACCCATATCTCTTAAGTCTTCTATTGGATAATTCCTAGCAAGAAACATTGAGTCTTCATTATAAGGATTTGCAGGAATTCCAAGAAACTTCTCCACTTCCTCTTTATGTTTATTAAGTTCAGACAAGCTAAGATTGTTTTGTTTAAGAATTTTTGCATCATTTAAGATTGCATTATGTCTTTCCCAATCACTTAATACGCCTTTATAAGCTTGTTCTGGAGTATATGTTCCTTTAACGTCTGAAATTTCATGAATCCAATTTCCAGCTTGATCAAGCATTGATCTTGTTGCCGGCCAATAACTTTCTGGATTTTCTCCAGACGCATGTCTGCGTATTGCCTTTTCAACAAGATGACCCTTACCTATTTTTTGAGCCATCTCTTTGGTAATGAATGTTCCAGCAAGTCCAGATACTCCATTTAAATTCCCTGGACCAACACCTTGCCATCTTTCCCAATCTTCAATCGCGTTAACATCGTTTTGATTGGCAATATCATCGCCACGGCCTAGTTGCCATTCAATGTTTTTTTGGTAATTTTTCCAATCTTCAAACAGGGAACTTAAACTAGCCATTATCGTCCATATCCATCGGAGAAAATATTGTATCTCATTTGGCTAGTATTCATCAGCGCCACATCCGTTTGTAACGTGTTTGTGCGCTGATTCATACGTTTTAAACGAATCAATGCGGCTGTTCCAATGGCTACGGTGGTTGGCCGAATATCAAACTGATATTCTTCAGCAATACGAGTAGCCAGATTGAATACAATGGCTTCCCAATAACCTGGAGGTAGCTGAATAGGATCAGAAGGATCTAAGATCATGCTGAACGGTTTCCAACTGGTGATGGTTATGGTCCCTGGAGCCGTTGACGCACCGTTGTTAGCATAAATTGGGTAGATATAGCATTGACCAATAGGGAAACTAGGTTGATAGTACAGGTAGCCTGGGAAATTGGTCTGTAGTGTCTTTAATCGAATGTCATTGTAGTCATCGTATTGGATGACCTGCATTGGATAATCAACAGGTATAGAGCCATTGGTGAGCGTTAAATACGCGCCAACAATCTTAGAGGGTCTAACCGTGTTCCAAGTAGCACCAATACCTATTGAATATGGATTGGTGTTTGGATAAAGAGGAAATTGTTCTCTTTTGACCTCATACAGCATTAATTCATCTAATGACCATGAATCAAGCATCCTATTGAGTGATTCTAGGCCATCTTTCAGTTCTGACGCGGTCAAATCAACATCAACCGCTGAAACCTGTATGAGCCTCATAGCGGCAAGAATAATATCGTAACCTGTGTAGAGCTGTCCTACGTTGTTTGTTGTCCTAGTGTTAATAGGAAGCGGATTTACTGCACCCCATAAGGATGGTTCGTTCTCCCATAAGTTTTGATCGAGTTCCCAAATATTGGCAGGTAATTGCCAGATGTTTGTGATTCTCTGACCATGCGCTAGATTACCGCCACCGATAAATAGATCATAATTAACTGATCCATCAGGAACATAAAAGCTTAGAAAGTTATCTGATATAGAGATTGGCGTACTGATTTGATTAGTACATGCTTGATCAGAATAGACAGGTGCATAGCTACTTGTACCCGCAAAGAACACCTCACAATATGCGTCACCTAATGTTGCACCCGCTGGAGGAATAAAGGTAATTTCAAACAATTGTGAGGGCATAATGTGTCCTTACTGGTTTAAGGCAAATTTGAGATAAACGCTATTGCTTCTGCAGGCGTCATAACATTATCATCAGCATCTTGTAGTTCTGCGCCTTCCATCACATCTAATTTGAACTTTTGGTAGTCAGTGTTGGCTGGGTCGAATGGGATGAAAGCGGTATCGGATAGGCGTTGCACTTGAATTACTGTGGGATCAAAGGGGCTTTTAGTTTGTTTATATGTTTCCACTTATAACTCCGCTGCTATATAAATTCTT